ACTGATTGAAGAATTCAGGTGTAAACCCGAATACTTAGTGGATACTATTATTTCTGAATCAACCGCTAAGCACGAAGTGCTTAAGGAGATATCAGATTACATCAAGAGTAAGCCAGAGATACTGAAGGTTTTACCTAAAGATCTCTTGCCTCCTCGTCTAATACTTAGTAATAAAGCAGGTCCTAACGGACCAGCTACTATTGCATGTATTCAGGACCTAGAAGCTTTACAGCAACCAGGGAATGAACACATCATGGAAGAGATAGAAACTTATCTTAAAGATAATAATTTCCACTGTCCTCCAAGTAAGTACAAAGCAGGTTTGGAAGGTCTTGACAATGTCAAAACATCTAAACTAGTTTTGTTGAGCGATAAAGCGTGTAAAACACGTGTAATCGCAATATTAGACTGGTGGTCTAATGTGTGCCTTTCAGGCATACATGATACCTTTATGAAAGGTTTAAATAGACTACCACAAGATGTAACGTTTTTCCAAGACAAGATACCAGAGTTTGTAAATTCTCTGGGATCGTGCCTATACAGTTCCGATATGACTGCTTTCACAGACAGGTTCCCTGTAATTTTAGAGGAACTTGTGGTGAGCACAGTATACGGAGCTAACATAGGAAAGATGTGGAAAACCATCATCTGTGATAGAGATTTCTACCATGAAAATGGTAGTGTTCGCTATAAGGTTGGCAACCCGATGGGCTGTTTAAGCTCATGGGCTGTGTCAACTTTTACACATCATGTAGTAAAATCATGGTGTGCACACAAGTGTGGATACGATAGTTACAAGAATTACAACTATCTTATCCTTGGTGATGATACCTTAGACTCTGATCGGAATGTATATAATTTTTACATAAAGACGATCGAAGACTTAGGCGTTTCCATATCTACTTCAAAATGCACTCAAAGTGATGACGGCTATGCCGAATTCGCTAAGAGATTCTTTACTCCCGATGGAGAGATAACTGGGTTACCAGTCCATCTTCTTGAAGGTTTAAAGAAGCATCCTGAGCAAGCTCTTGAGCTTGTAAGGATTTGCAGATTGAGAGGGTACGAGGACTCTGTTCTCGGCCCGGCTTTGGAAAGACTTATTAAATTAGGTTTGATTTCTCAGCCTAAGATGATAACTGATGTATTAGCTTTACCAGAAACCATAACAGGTGTGCTTCCATTACTGGAAGGTAACACTAGTTCATGGACACGGAACCTTCATGAGTACGGTGAAACGTACCAAGAGAAAGTTCTCTCTCTTGCGAGAGAACACGTGTTCTGGAAGCTTGTAGAGAAGTTACAAATTTCTCGTACTCCAAAGCACACCAGTCCGATAAATGTTAGAACTCACGACCCGCTAGTTTTTGCTCTCTATGAAAAAGTGGCGAAGTATTTGCCAGAAGATGCATATAATGCTGAAACTGGTGAAGAAGATGAATTCTATATTTATAATCAATGGATGAAAGGGGAATATCAACATTTGACATTACTGCCAAGTGTCGACACATACAGATATTACAACAAAGGACATAAAGTCACTAAGTGTAAATTTGATGTGGCAACTACTGTTTTAAAGATTTCTAACGGTAATTGCAACCTCCCCCTAACTTTCAGAGCTAAGAATACAGACGAAAGTCTATATGAAATAGCAATGGAGTTAATCACGCCTTAGCATGATCATCATCAAGTATAACTATTCCCCATATATATTTGGAGCAATAGATCTACCGGAGAGTTCGAGCGCCGAGAGGCGC